GTCAGGCATAGTAGAAGCGACTCGAATAAATTCGGCTGACTCGGCCGTTGCTGTGGCATAATCAGTATAAACAGGTGGAAAATATACAACTCGAAAATTAGCGTCAAAATTAACATTTCGCAAAACGAACTTAAATCGCAACGGACCTCTCCATGCTCCAAACAAAGATGAAATATATGTTGGAAATGAAGAAGAAGTCGGAGCTGAAAAATAAGCAGTAGACGGATTAATTTGAAACAAATCATTGAGCTGAATTAAGCGTTGAACTGATGTGTTGCCTGGACCTCCAGTAACAACAATGTTGTCAGTAAAAACATGATTATACTTCTTCATAATTTGCGAAAAAGTAGAGACGGAGGTCTCAGAATTATCATATTTCGCCCTTGGCTGAGCGGGCGAAATGACATTAGAATCATGAGCTACAGCAGTATTCGAAAACGGACTAGCCATCATTGACTGACCGTTATATCGCGGTGCGACGGAATTGTTAACTCCTGAAATTGTGGAGAGAACAAAATCATCGGCGCCAGCGACGAACACATTGTAGTCTATACTACTGACGGTGTTGTTCGGATTCGCAAGTTGGTTGAGAACAACGATGTAAATCGTTCCCATGGTGTCATATTGCGAACTAATGGGGCCCTTAGGCATAGCCAACTGTGGTGAAGAAGCAACATAAGGTACTGTAAACTCGAACTCGGTTGCTCCTTGATTGACTTCGAATGCGTATCCATACTGTGATGAAAAATCAGCGATGCTACCTATAGAGATGGGGCTGTAATTTCCATATTGCAACGCGACAAAAATCTTTGTCACGTGAAATGAGGAAGCCACAACCTGCAACTTATAAGTAAGACCGCCTTTCCAGTAATTAAACGGCATAGAAATATATTGAATCAAAGGAACAGCGTAAGAATTGTCAGCTTTGAGAGTCTTTGGGCACGGATTCATGGGCATCATACCAAGAACTTTACCAGGTTGATCAGTAATGTTCTGTTTAAATGTACCCAAATAGGTATACTTCTTTTTCAAGTAATCCATACTCGACTCATCATTTGCAACTCCAAACGTCATCGGCTCCACTTCTTGCATTTTATCGGGAAACAAAGTAAACTTATCTAAGTAATCTATTTCTACTGTACTATTCATGTATTGTGTGGCTAACATTTTCATGGGTGCTCCTCTCTCTATCGAAGTTGGCTTATCAAGACCAAACATGCCCAAAGCAGTGTCTATGGTATCACCAATAACATTCTTTGGTAACATTCTCTGGACCAATCCTCCAGGAGATGTTCCTAAAATTTGAGCAAGTAAGCCCTGACCAACAAAACGAGGTGGTATAATCGGAGTGGCCCTTCCTCGTGGTACTTTAAACTGCGAATTTTTAAACTGCGCCATAATAGACACATCAATCGCAGTGGCAGCTCCTGAAGCTACACTTAGAGGGTTAAAAACCATAATCCCAATACTACCAATATTACCAAGTGCAGGTTCTCCTTGTTTCATACTTAAATTCAAATACGGACAAGGATTGATGAACGGGATGGTCATACAAGCACTTGTGGCGCTGTTTGCATGCAAAATAACGTGCTGCAAAGAAGTCGCATTGGACAAACTAATGGACGCTCGATAAAAAGCAGCTTCCAAAGTTGTGCCCATGGGAACATAAAAAGCCAATATAGTTCCTTGGTGAAATGGTGTACCATTCGTTTGGATGTGGATCTCCAATTCTCCACGCCATAACAAAAAATTCTCGAAAGGCATGCTCATGAATGGAGAAAGATTGTATACATCCTGAGGAAGTGTGTATTTTGCCAACATGGTGTAAGTCGGCATAGTGGTATTCCACTCGAATGAACCTAGAATTTGGGGCTTCTCGACTATCTTCGTCAAGTCCCAACCTGGCTCATTAACGTACGCGAAGTCTTTTGTAGTGACCGCTCCTTCGCGCTGGGAATGCGATCCCATAGGGCGAGTATGTATATTCACGCCCAGGGATGACTCCGCTAGTTGTGGTTGATTACCCACTCCTTGTTGTGGTTCAGAACTCATTTTCATCGTGCTCTGAGGTGATGTTTGTGCCATAGATGTCGAAGCAACTGTAGCACTTTCAATAGGTGTTAAAATATTATTTAAAGATTCTGTCATGTACTTATACAAAGCGACCAAGGCATGACAATGAGCCGCTCGTGAATTGTTCTTTATACTATTAACCACACTACGCTAGATTAGGAAATTCAAATAAAACTAAACTATTTTAAAACGTTAAATGGAAAAATGACTAATTAGCCACAAATATATATATAATTAATAAAAATATGTATACTTAATAAAATTATCAGTGTAGCTCCAACAAATCAGCATACTCCCCGTCGTTATACAGTCCTATTAAATAAGACTCACTCAACAGCGGGACAACTAAAGATGTTTTTGCTAAAAATTCTTTAACGATCTGCATATATTTCTGATAATCAATATGCAAATAGGCCTCTCTTTGAAAATTTTGAACTTTCACTCTTGTAAGCTCATCATTTCTGTATTCGTCCTTCACATAATTTAATGTGGACGTCATTGAAATCGGACATAGCGGGGCTACTATGCCTAATTTGTGGTGAATGCGGAATGATCTTTTTAGAAAAGTACATTCATATATAGACCGATATACGTATGTCCATTCTCCTTTATCCGCAGGTGTAAAATCCATACCAAGCTCCCTAAAAATCTTTTGGACTGACTTAGCATTGAAATAATCCTTTACGCTGTCACTCACTCCGGTCAATGAATCGTCGCCATAAGAAACAAAAGCGACGTTATTCAAATAGGTAGACAAATTTGGAACATGATTAAACTTCTCCTTATAAACTCGGCAAAAACAGTAGACATTGTAAAATTTATTCATTAATGAATTATAATCAGCTGTTAAACCGCGCCCTGAAGGAAAAGAATGGGTGGTGATATAAGCGGTGTCTGTATTGACATGAGGGCAAGACACCATAAGTTCCAAAAGTTGCGCTACAACATCTCTGTCGTGACTCGCTCCTTTAAATTTACTCACTATGATAGCATTGAGTTCACGTTGAAAAGCGGGATTCATGTTTTTGTCCCACTTGGAAACATCTCCATCAAATACATTGTCACCAAACTGCGTAACGTATTCCAAAAGAGTTTTCCATTCACTCGAAAGAGGATTTATTCCAACTTGAATGCCATTGACATTCTTATCTTCATGAAGTTGATTCATAAAGTCGGAGAAATATTGTCTCTCTAACACAAACAAATCAAGTGGAGCGGCAGAAAACAAGCGAGGCTTGTCCACTTTTGCCTTATCTCTAAGTTCGTCTTTCAAACAATCTTTATGATATGATGAAAAATCATAATTATCGTGAATTATGTTGTCACGAAGTTGCTCCACACGCGCCTCTAAAGTGCTAGTACAAACAAGATCTCCGCTCTCATCGACTAAGAAGTAATCTGCCTTCTTTCCTGGAAAGCCATAACCCGGACTGGTAGTCAAATCTATTTTATGCATAGTGTTAAAACCATTAATAGCGTCTCTTAAAGAAACTTTACTAAAAGTTCCTTCTCCTGCGCATATAATTGCATCCATAGCTTTTCCAGCCCAAATCAAACTTTGCATATCGACGGGTGGTGTATCTTCCATAGCAGGTAATGCCATCATTTTCGTTGATTTCCCCCCAAAAGGTGTAAGATTAGCTGGTATTCTCTCCTTGGGAAAAACTCCGCTTACAAGTGAATCGACAATAGTTGAATTCTTCATGTTCATAATATTGACATTCATGTCAAGGACGGCGCCCGCGTTTCCAAATTTCTTCTCAGAAACTGGTAGCACTATGCCGCCTTCGGCAAACATGAATTCGCAAAAATTGTCGAATGTAGTCTTGGAAAAGATTCGAGTTACTCCCTCACCAATTTCTTCATTACCGGCAACATGATGACCATAAACGAAACCCTCCTTGTTAACGCAAGGAGAGCCAC